ACTTTCGGACGCAAGTGACAGTGTCCGAAACGTCCGAGGGGCCTAGTAAGGCCCTCGGTTCGGACGCACTTCGGACATTCGTTCGGACGCCGGAAAGTGGCCTATTTGAGATAATGATTTTACTATCGGCGCCTCATGCCACGGCAGACGCATCTTGTCGTCCCAATCCGGCCAGACATCAAAGCTGAGCTCGATCTTGAAGCGTGGCAGCTGCGGCTCACCCTTGCGGCTTACGTGCGCCAAATCTTGGAGCGCAGTCGCACGCCAGATGGCCGTGTCCGCGTCTGGGCGAAGATGCGCAAGCGCGGGCGGCCGAAGCGCAGTGCAACATGAACTGCTCTCATACTAAGCCGTTTGCCTACAGTAATAATCAACCATCGAGACACTCATGTATTCGTAACTCATTGATTAATAATGGTTGATGCAATGCAACTTCGCATAATATCCAGTAAGTTAAATGCGATTGATGGGTGATGCCGAGCTCGGGCGCGCGTGCTCGAGCCCATGGAATCGCACCATCCTGGCGTGAAACGGCCAGCTAATAGGTGGGCTCGATTTCGAGGTGGTGGGAGCCCCCTTTGGCGACGATTTGAGCCTCCTGGTACCGGGCCTGTGCGCCGCAACTACACAGCAAAGGTACCGCACTAGATGCCCTATCCTACCCCTTCCTATTGCTTCCTATGGGCATCCAGGCTATGGTTCGTGTCATGGCATCAGCGAGAAAGCAGGTTGTCACCTACGTGGATCCGATGACGCATGAGTGGTTGGCGACGCAGGCGAAGGAGCAGCACCGTTCGCTGTCGCAATTTCTCTCGTTGATGCTAAAGCGCTGGGCCGAGGGTGAGCGATCGAGGGCAACTGAAGGGGCGAGCAATGGGGACTAGAATCTATCGAGTCACGAACAAACACTCAGGCGATGTGCGGCGCTACGTGCGGGCGAATACCTTAAACGCCGCGGTGCGCTCATATGCCAACGAAGTGTTTGAAGCGGCGCCTGTGACGACCGATGAGCTTTATCAGGCGATGAATGCGGACGGGTTCGATGTGCTCGATGCCGTAAGCCCTGAGCAGTTGGCTCTAGGGGGGGCTCGAGCAATGAGTAAATCCGCATGAGCAACTCCGACTGGGTGCCGACAGCGAGGCTGCGATTCGTTAAGCGTGAGATTCCAGGCGTCGAGGGCGGCGTGCCCGCGTACACGCTTCGGATCTTGCAGCAATACTGGGCGCAGGATGTTCCTGGCTACATGCGCAAGAGCGCTGAAGGTGGCTGGCGCGACGTTGAGATTGAGGAAGAGACGGCGCCGTGAACGAGGAATTAACGTTAGCTAATCTAGCTCCTGGCGAACTGCAGTTCTCAGCCTCCTCTGGCGAAGCCGTGATTACTATCAAGCCCGACGGCGTGGTTCTCTGGCGCGGGCGCGAAATCGAAACTGACCAAGATTTTCGCTCAGCCATGATGGATCTTGCGAAGGAGATTTCTAGATGGAGCGGCCGGTGAACCCAACCCCGCAAGGCACCGTTATCCTATGCGCGGATGGGCATGAAGTCGCTGAGCTTCTGCGCGAGCTTCATTTGGGCGAACTGCATTGGACAGATGCGATCGGTCGCTGGCGCGACGGTCAATCGGTGCCGAAGTTGGGCGCTCCACAGCCGCTCCTTTGTCACTGCGGTGCGCCGTACTTCGAGCACGATGAGTTCCCGTATATGCGATGGCCAGAAGATGACCAAGAGAGCCGTCATGCGCTCGAATCTAGTTGTGATGAGTGCGCCATTGTGGACGGGGAATGCTTGAATTGCGGCTGGCTGCGCATCGACAACGCCGTGTTCGTGATCTATCCACCGATCCGCATCAGGGATGATGTGCAATGAGTATGCGCTGCCCGATGGATTGGGAGATTTACAGGCGTCCGGCTTGGACCGATCCATCGGATATGGGCGATCGCTGCAACGGGAATCTCATCATCCCGTCGCGCGAGATGTGCATTGTGTTCTCGAACGGCGAAGGCTGGGAGCACGTCTCAGTGAGCATCAAGGGCCGCTGCCCGACGTGGGACGAGATGGAGCTTGTGAAGCGCCGATTCTGGGACGATGACGACACCGTCATGCAATTGCACGTGCCGCCGAAGGATCATCGCAACTGCCACCCCCATTGCCTGCACCTCTGGCGCCCCACCGACCGGGAGATACCACGACCGCCAGGGATTTTCGTAGCGCCTGCAGAAGTTGCCTGATTTGCCTCCCACGCGCTAATCTTGCGCGCATGAGAATCAAGCGGCACTACTTCGAGAGCGGCAAGTTCGCCGGCCTTGTGATTTTCTGGCGAAACTACCGCTATCGCACCTACGTTCATCTCGTCACCAATTGGCACAATTACCCGAAGGACAAGCCGCGCTGGCTGACTTCTAAGCCATGGTGGCATAGGGGCGGCTTGATGCTGATCACCTCTCGTATCGAATGGGAGACGATTCTATGGGTCGGGTCGCCTGAGAGTTACGCAATCTCGCGCGGTGAGATCGCGGACAATCTCTACGCGAGTCGCCATGAGTGACGATCCTCCCGTAGTCACCGATATCACCGACGCTGTCCCGAGGCGTTCTCGGCGTCTTTCCGTCATGCCGACACTTCCCGGCATCAGTCCGCAAGAGCGCAAGGACCTGATGCAATTCATGAAGGCCGAGCTCGAGTCGATTGGCCGGGCGTACCAGGAGCGCGAGGAGCTGATCAAATCGGGGGGCGAGCACCCGATGCTATTGTACGCGAAGCTCGTCCACAACCACGCCGCGATGGGGCTGCCGATTCCGCAAATCTGTAAGCTCCTCGGCATCTCGCGCCCCGTGCTCGAGCGCTGGTACTCCGAGGATCTTGAGTTAGGCGTCGCGCAGATCAACTTGCGCATCGCCTCGAACGTCGCGAGGAAGGCGCTCTCGGATGATCCGGATGCGGCGAAGATAGGGCTCGACTGGTTGGACCGGCGAGGTGGTGATGGGTGGAGGAAGTCGACGCAGAAGATTGAGATGGAGGAGACCAAGCCGCCGATCATCGATTCCTCAAAACTCACCCCCGAGGAACGAGATCAATTGCGCGCAATCGTCACCCGCATCACGCAAACTGACGAGTGATTCTAACAGACTTAAGCACCGTCGATGCACGAGCACAGCTCATCGACATAGATCGCGTCGATTGCGAAGAATCACTCTACATATTTTTAAAATCCGCCTGGCATATCTGGGACTCAGAGCCATGGATGGATGGCTGGTGCATCGATGCGATTGCCGAACATTTGCAAGCAGTCATCGATGGACAGATTAGACGCCTCTGCATAAACATTCCGCCAAGATGCACGAAGACCGCTACCTGCTCAATTGCACTACCCGCTTGGACGTGGGCACAACCTAAGAGCTCTCACACCTCTGGCCCTGGCGTAAAATTTCTCTACGCGTCCTATCGCGAGGACTTAGCGAAAGAAGCCGCGGGCCATTGCCGAAGTGTGATCGAGTCACAGTGGTACAAAGATCGATGGGGCAATCGATTCGTACTCAAGCATGACCAAAACACGCGCGTTAGATTCGATACCGATAAAGGCGGCTATCGAATGGTTACATCGGTCGAATCGAAAGGCTCGACTGGCTTCGGGGCTTCAATTATCGTTATCGATGACGGCAACTCCGTTAAGGAGATCGAATCGGAGGCAACGATTCAATCAACCACTGACTGGTTCGACGGTACGCTTGGGACAAGATTTAACAATCAAAAATTAGGCGCAGTCATCCAAATTCAGCAGCGCGTCGGTGAGCGAGACCTTACGGGGCACATTCAGTCAAAAAATAAAGGCGGGTGGGATTTTCTGATTCTACCGATGAGGTTCGAAACGTGGAGAAAATCTCACGTCACGTCAATCGGCTGGTCCGACCCGCGCACCGAAGAGGGCGAGCTTCTTTGGCCAGAGCGCTTCGATGCAGAAGTGGTCAAGGGCTTGGAGGATTGGATGCTTCCCTGGAGAGCGGCCGGGCAGCTCCAGCAAAGACCGGCTCCAAAGGGCGGCGGAATCATTGAGCGCGACTGGTGGCGGCTCTGGGAAGGCGAGACATTCCCCGCTTTTGACTACGTGATCGCTTGTTTGGATACCGCCTACACGGAAGACCAAATGAACGATCCGTCCGGCATGATCATCTGGGGCGTTTTCTCAGATCCTATTCCAGAGTCCCCTACTCGCGTTATTTCATCAGATCAGCGCGAGAGGCCGCGCGATATTCATGCGAACGATGGTCGCACAACGCCGAAAGTGATGATGATTTGGGCGTGGGAAAAATATTTGAAGCTTCACGATCTTGTGGTGACAACAGCGAATGCATGCGCCAAATACAAAGTCGATCTTCTTCTCATTGAGAACAAATCAAGTGGCATTAGCGTATCGCAGGAATTGCGTCGCCTTTTCGGCAACTCGCGCTTCGGCATCCAGATGTTTGATCCCAAGAGCCAGGACAAGGTGGCAAGATTGAATTCCGTGGCGCCACTTTTTTACGAGGGACTAGTTTTCTCGCCGTCGGAAAAATACCCATGGGTGGAGGCGGTAATCGCTCAGGCCGAGAGGTTTCCTAAGAGTCGTCACGATGAGTTTGTCGACTGTATCTCGATGGGTATCCGACACCTTCGCGAAAACAATCTCATCTGCCGCGTGGTCGAGCGCGAGGCAGAGATCGAACAATCGAAGATGTACCGCGGCCGCGAGCAGCCTTTGTATTCGGTCTAGTGCTAGGATATATTCCGCACTGTGTCAAGTTTAATCCGTAGCCTGGACGACGCCCCTGTGCGCGCTCAAGCCACGGTAGCCTTGATCAGTCGAGTGCAAAGGCCGTACTTGTTTCGCGTGCGCGTTGAGGGCCAATTTCCGCACAACAAAGTGCGAGAGTACGATATCGCGGGTGTAAACGAAGCGGCAGTGGCGTTTGAAGGGATCAGGATTTTCGAGCGACAAATGTCAAAGGCAGTTGTGATACGCGATCTCATTATGGATTCGATCCGCCCCAGAGGCGGGTGAGAGAATGCGCCGCTCGCAAGCCGCAAGCCCCAAAGGCGGTTTACGCGAGAATCGCAAAATCATTTGGCCAAAGACCATGACGGTAGAAATGCAAGACGCTTGGTACGCGCGGATCGATCAGATCCGAAGGCAGGCCCTCGCGCCTGGGCCTAAGAGGATATTTTTACCGGCCGCGCGAGTGATCGTCGCGATCGAGGAGGTGCTGTGACGGAATTGCGCTCAGTGCCAAAGCCAGAGGGGTTTGACTTAAGACTCGCGCGCGCAACCAAGGAGAATAGCGGCAAATGCTGGACGCCGCAGGATATCCTGTACGATGCCTCGCAACTTATGCAGGCATCCCCGCCCACACAGGCCGCGCTTGTCGCCTGGTATACGCGATTACCCAATGGCAACCTGCAGATCAAATACCAGTGCTCGTTTGAGCACGACAGACAAGCCGTAGCGCTTGCGGCGGATTTACTTAAGGATCTGCAAGGGTGAGCGCGCCCGATGCCACTACTCCGGGCAATCCCGCCCGCAGCAAGTGGAGAAAGCGATGCGAAGATTCCACGAGGAAACCGCCATTATGGTCCGCCGATGGCGAGGCGAATGGGAAAAACACGGTCGTGATTTCGGGAACTGCCATTGCGGATCTGGTATGGGTACCATGCGAAAGCATCGTGTTTTCGAATCTCATGCCACGGGCAAATGTGGTCTCTGTGGCTGGGAGCGGTGCATGGAACTGCTAGAGCGTCGTCGTGAGCGCTATACGGCACGCGCCGTCATCGCTGAAGGACTGGAAGAGATCGAAGAAATTGATCCAATGATGGATCCAGGCAATCCTCTATTTGACGAGGAAGCGTACGAAATGGCTGTCATCAACTGGTATCGAGACGCGGCGTGAGCACCCAGGCAGGCCTAGGAGGTGCGAATATAAGGCTCGTCGGCCCAGATGCCCCAGAGCTTCCGCCGGCCGCCGAAGTATCGGTCGAGATGGCGCCTCCAGATGGCGATACACCGGAGATCGATGATAAGGGGGCGATTCTTAGGATCAAACACGGGGACGGTTCTCTTTCAGTATCCATCAACGGGAAACCTCTAGGATCTACGAAAGCGGCAAATGACGAGCCGCTCGCCTGGTTCGACAACATCGCCGAGAAGATCCCCGAGGACGCGCTTAATTCTATCACGGAAGACCTTCTGCGCGGGATCGAGGAGGATTTGCAGTCGCGGAAGGAATGGATTGAAGATCGCGCGTTAGGACTAAAACTCCTTGGGCTCAAGATCGAATTACCCAATACGCAAGGCGCGAGCGATGGGGCACCCGTTGAAGGGATGTCCAAGGTACGGCACCCCTTGCTACTTGAGGCCGTCTTGCGCTTCCAAGCGAACGCGCGCTCGGAGCTCCTTCCGACCGATGGGCCGGTGAAGATCCGCAATGACTCATCGACGCCGAACGCGCAGATGGATCAGGACGCGAACGCGCTTGAGCGCGACATGAACCATTACTTAACAGTGGATGCGACCGAGTACTACCCCGACACCGACCGTATGCTCTTCATGACCGGCTTCGGCGGCGACGGGTTCAAGAAAGTCTATTTCTGCCCGATTCGCTCGCGCCCGGTATCTGAATCCGTCGATGCCGATGACATAATCGTGAATAATTCGGCGACTGACTTGGCGAACGCGCAGAGAGTCACCCATCGCACGATGATGAAGCCCTCGACTTTGAAGCGCTTGCAGCTCCTCAAAGTTTACCGCGACATCGATCTTGGCGATCCGATGCCGGCAGACCCCGATGAGCTTCAGCGTACGGAGAAAGATCAGCAGGGCATCACGCCCGATACGTTCAACGTGCTGCCGCAAAATCGCGAGCGCGAGATTTACGAGTGCTATTGCGAGTTGGACATCCCAGGCTTTGAGCACAAACAAAAGCGCGAGATCACGGGGCTTCAGATCCCCTACATCGTCACGATTGATAAATCCTCACGCCGAGCGTTCGCGGTGGTGCGAAACTTCGATAAGGATGATCAGGAGTTGCCGCGCGCTCGAAAGAGATTCGTCAAGTATCCATTCGTGCCGGGGATTGGTTTTTACGGCATCGGGCTTTTGCACATCCTTGGTAACTCAACGAATGCGATCACGGCGGCGTGGCGCTTGATGCTCGATAACGGCATGTTTGCAAACTTCCCTGGATTTTTGATCTCGAAGTCCGGCACCAGGCAGAATACGAATATCTTGCGCGTGCCGCCCGGTGGCTCTGCGCAGATCGACACGCAAGGCTTGCCGATTGGGCAGTCTGTCATGCCGCTCCCGTATGAGACGAGCCATATGGCGCCGTTGATGTCCTTGGTCGAGGATATGGCAGACACTGGCCGACGCATCGGAGGAACGGCCGAAACAATGGTCGGAGAAGGCCGCGCGGATGTGCCAGTGGGTACCGTGCTCGCCATGATTGACCAGCAAATTAAGGTGATGAATGCGGTCCATAAACGCATGCACGCCGCGCAAGCTGAAGAATTTATGTTGCTCAAGCAAGTGTTCAAAGAACACCCAGAGAGCTTCTATCAGCGCAAATGCAAATCTAAGACGCCATGGGACAAGGCGCGCTTTCTAGCGGCCATCAACAACTGCGACTTTGTTCC